CAAGAAAAAGATCTGGAACAAGCGGAACGCGATCTACAAGATCATCCGCGACGCCCTGGAATCCGGCATGAAGTACCGTGCCGTTGACAACAGCAAGGCTGCCTTGCTGACTCGTTTGCAAGGCGGCAAGATCACCAAGAAGGGCGACCTCTACGTCGCCGAGCTTGGGCTTGGTGAGGAATTTGCTTTCTTCTGCCGGTTCGATGACGGTGTTTCCAAGATGGCTTTCTACTGCCCTCGCGTGACTCTGGCGGCGCCGGCGAAGCGCGCCACCCTCGACGACCAGAACCTGGACGGCTGGGAATTCGATAACTCCTTTCTTGAGGGGTACGAGGAAGTCCTCCCCGAGCTGCCCGCAGGCATTACCGTGCCCTGATGGTGGATACTTCATGCCCATTTTGCGCAATCATCATGGGGGAGGGGCCTGCGCGGGTGGTGTACCGCGACGACCATGCCGTGGCGTTTTTCCCGCTTCGGCCCGCGACGTTCGGGCATACCCTGGTGGTTCCCCGCCGGCACATACCTGATATTTGGGAGCTGCCAGAAGCTGCCGTCGCGCACCTCTCTCGCGCTGCTTTGCGGGTTGCCGCGGCGTTACGTGCGGCTGTCGCCCCGGATGGGCTGAACATCATCCAGTCCAGCGGGGCGGCAGCAACCCAAACCGTGCCTCACCTGCATGTGCATTTGGTGCCGCGCTGGGCAGCAGATGCTATGGGCCCTATTTGGCCGGCTCATCCCCCCAGCTACCCTCCGCAGGTGCTCGACAACCTCCGTGACAAGCTTGCTGGCCTCATATAGGGGCGTCTGGGTGCTGGCCCGCGTCCGAACATTTATTCCTTCCAAACACTAGGAGAAAACAAACCTTATGGAAAAAATCGACCTTTTCGAGCGCGCTCTCGCTATTGGGGGCGGCGACCCCGTACCCGTTACCCTGCTCGGCGTTGATCTGTCGCTGCGCCGCAATTTCACCGGCCAGGAAGCGCACGATATCGTCCGGGCGCTGTTTGACCACGCTGACGAAGCAGTGCGTGACCAGGCCACACGGGTTATCGCCCTGGTGTCTGACTCCCCCAAGAAAGACCAAGAGGCGTTCGTTGACCAGCTCATGACGCTAAGCCTTGCCGAGGTTATGCGGGTGTTTGATGTCATCGGCGAGATCTGCGGCTACCGGGATGCTGAAGGCAATTTTTTTCCTACATCCTCCAACTAACCGATCCTAGCGAGTTTGCTAGGCGGTTAGTTGGGTTCCAATCCAAATACCACCTGAACTATCGCCAGGCGCTGTCGGAAATGTGGTGGGTTGACCTGGCGATACTGGTCGATGGGCTGGATGAGTGGACCCCCACTGATGAAAACATCGCCAGGTTGGTGGATAGGGAAGACTACTGGCTGAACTCTGAATACCGGTCGTGGATCACCGACCCAGATGATCCCGAAGTGCAGGCGGAGAAAACCCGCCAGAAACTACTAGGGGTGAAGCCCCCAGGACAACCACAACTGTGGCCTGTAGCGGTTCGCCCACCAGCGCTGCAGCAGCAGCTGGTGCGGGCGGCCACCCAGGCGGCGGAGAAAGTCGCTAGACCGTCAAGGAAGAAGATCACCATCACGGAGTTTCTGCGCATGCGCGGCAACTAGATCGTTAATTAAGAGGAGGGCATGATGGCTGGCGGTAAGATTGATATTCTGGTTGAGCCGAACGCTAAGGGGTTCAACCGCGCGCTGGAATCCAGCCTAGGCAGTGCCCTGGGTATTGCAGGGAAGCTTGGCGCCGGTATCGGCGTCGCCCTCGGCCTTGGTAGTGTCGCCAGCGATATTGTGTCTGTCGGTACCGAGTACCAAAGCCAGCTGAATACGATGGCGGCGGTGTCCCAGGCGACCGCGGGGCAGATGGACGCAGTGCGCGCCAAGGCTAGGGAACTCGGCAATGACATCAGCCTCACTGGTACGTCGGCATCTGATGCTGCAGCGGCTATGACCGAGCTCGCTAAGAATGGGCTAACTGTTGCCCAGTCCATGGAAGCCTCCAAGGGAACATTGCAGCTGGCTGCTGCCGCCCAGATCGACGCCGCCCAAGCCGCCACCATCCAGGGGCAGGCTCTGCAAGCGTTCGGTTTGGGCGCCCAAGAAGCAGGCCGGGTATCCGATATTCTCGCCGGCTCGGCGAACGCTTCTGCCGCGGAGATCACCGACGTGGCCCAAGCCCTCCAGCAGGCCGGCACAGTGTCCCATGCCTTTGGCGTGAGCATCGACGATACCTCGACCGCGATCGCCATGTTCGCCAACGCCGGCATCACCGGCTCCGACGCTGGCACTTTGCTGAAGACTTCCCTACTGGCGCTCACCGATCAAGGCAAACCCGCGCAAAACGCCATCCACGATCTAGGCCTAACCGTCTACGACGCTAAAGGCAAATTTGTAGGCTTGCCGTCCCTGATCGGCCAGCTGAACGCCGCGTCAAACCGCATGACGGAGGAACAGTACCAGGCGGCAACCGCCACCCTGTTCGGCTCCGATGCCATGCGCTTCGCTTCTATCGCCGCTGGTAAAACCACCGAAGACTTCAATGCTCTCAAAGAAGCAGTCACTCGGCAGGGGCAAGCCGCGGAGGTAGCCGCCGCTCAAACCAAAGGATTGCCAGGTGCCCTGGAACGCCTCGCCAACGCCAAAGAAGACCTCACCCTCGGCCTATTTGAGGCCCTCCAAGACGATTTGGTAGCAGCCGCCGACGCCGGTACTGCCGCCCTCGGCAAAATCGGCCCCGCCGCCGAATCAGGCATCCACCTCGCGTCCAGCGCCGTGCACGGGCTCGTTACCACCCTCACTCCCGTAGCCGGCCTTGCATCCACACTCGCCAACGACTTCACCGGGCCCTTGCTCGGCATCGCAGCAGTCATGGCCCTGAAAAACTGGACAGACTTTCCTACGAAAATCCAGCAAGCCACCCAGTCGATGGCCACGATGAAGCAAGGCGTTGCTGACCTGCAAGAATACTATCGAAAAGGCCACAAGGCGATCAGCGCCTTCGACGCGAAAACCCAATATATGATTACATCATCCAACGGGTTGACGCAGGCCCTGGGCAGGTCGCGGGAGGCATTCAGCTCTGGGTCGGAAGCTATGCAAATCGCAGCCAAGCGCTACTTCTACGCCGGTAATACCATTGCCTCCAATGCTGCGAAAATCGGCAACGCTGCCGCGGGCGCTGCTAAAGGCGGCCTATCCCTCATGAAGTCCGCCGCGGGCGGCCTAGTAGACGCTTTGGGCGGACCATGGGCTGTTGGCATCATGGTCGCAGGCGCGGTCATCGGCGGGTTCGTCGAGGCCAACCATGCCGCCACCGAAGCCCAGCGCAAACTAGCGTCGGCGACAAAAGCAACCCAGGCCGCCCAAAATGACCTCGCCAAAGCGGTTTCCGGCACCACCGGCGCCCTAACCGAACAGGCGAAAAAAGCGGCAGAACAACTCGCCGACGCCAGCTTGACCCAGCTCACTGCCATCGGCAAAGCCCGAGAGGGATTCATCTCTCATGCGGACCCTACTCGCGCATCCTCCGAGTGGAACAGCCTTTCCCTGAAGGAGCAGCAGGAAGCGACGCGCAGCGCATCTGAAATATCAGACGCCTACGAAGTGCTGAAAGCTAAGCTCACCGCTACTGGCCTGAGCATGGAGAATCTTAACGGCATTGTTGCCGAGGGCGGCGACGACTATAAGAAACTCGTTTCCGAGCTGCGTGCTGCTGGTGAGGAAGGCGAGCGTGCTGCGGGCTACCTGGAGAAATCGCGGAAGCAGATCGAAGACACGATAGCTGCTGCGCGCCGGGTTGACCCTGCTGCCGCCCAGGCGGCCAAGGGAATTGATGTTCTGGCGGATTCGTCGGCCAACGCCAACGATAAGCTGAACGCCCTGGAGTCGATCATGCAGGCCATGGGCCTGGCGCCTATGGCGGCAGAAGAAGCCATGGCTTCCGCAGCTCAGGCTGTGGATGACATGGTGAAATCCGCCGAGACTGCGAACCACCCGGTAGAGGAACTGGGCGCAAACCTGGGTGACTTGGCAACCGGCAAGCTAGATATGACGAATGCTTCCGCTAGGGAGCTGAGTAAGAAGCTCTCGACGATGCGGCAGGAGCTGGAAAAGGTCGCCACCGCGGGCGGTAACACTAATGATGCGTACAAGCAGATGCAGGGTTCCTTTGCCACTATCGGCCAGGAGTTCGGCCTGACCGCGGAGCAGGTCCAGCACCTAGCCGACGCATATGGCGTGCTGCCCAAAGAGATTACCACCCTGGTTGGTGTCAATAGCGAAGGCGCTAAGAAGGAGTTGGCCACGGTGTGGTCCCAGCTCTACCCGTTGAAGGCCGGCACTAGTATTGAGGTCAAGGCTGTGGGTGACCAGGCCATGGGTGTACTCAAAGACTTGGGTGTCAAGGCGGAAAAGCTGCCTGATGGCATCAACATGAAGCTGACCGCCACCGACGCTGACGCTGTGGCCAAGCTCGGGGAAGTGGCAGCGAAAGCCGACGCTATCGGCGATAAGCCAGTCGACGTGAAACTGCTGCTGGACGACACGAAGTTCACGACCAACGTGGCAGCCGCTAAGAACCTGGTTGATGATCTGGCGATCCAGAAGCCTTCCCCCCAAGCGCAGCTCATCATTGATGATTTCCTCAAGACCGGGGAGATCGCCAAGGGCGACCTGTACTACCTGACCGGCCTATCGGCCCGCCCCCAGGCTGAACTGAACAAAGATTTGTTCGATGCCGGATTCAACACTACCAAGGAGCAGCTGGATTCGCTCACCCGCACCACAGCGATGCCAACCGTCGATGCGAACACCGCGCCCGCGCACAACAAGATTCGTGATCTCTGGAACGCGCTAGTTTCGCTGACAGCCATGGGGCCAGTCAGCGTTATGGGCATAGCGGCGAAAGCCACCGGGCTTTCAGGAAAAGCAGCTGGTGGCCGCCTACCAACAACCGGCCCCGGCACCGACACCACCGATGGCATCCTGGCGGTCAACGCCCAAGGTGCTCCGGTGGCGTGGGTGGATGCCGGCGAGTGGGTCATTAACCGGCGCTCGGCTGACCAATACAACCACACTCTGCGCCACCTGAACCGGGGTGATGGGCCAGGCGCCCTGGCTGCCCTCTATAACGAGTTGCCCCGCCACGCTACGGGTGGGCGGGTGCAGAAGGTTAAGACTGATTTGGCCCCGCTGGATGGCACCCCCTACATTCTGGGCGGGTTTTCCCTGGCTGGTGTGGATTGTTCCGGCGCTGTGAGCGCCGCGGTGAATTCTTGGGAGGGCGCCCCGATCTTCCAGTCCCGCATGAGCACCGCCACGGAAGGCCCATGGCTTGCCGCGCACGGTGCCCTGCCTGGCCGCGGCAACCCCACCGATTTCCAGATTGGCTGGTGGGATAACGGTGGCGGCGCCAACGGGCACACCGCCCTTAAACTTCCCGACGGTACCTACATCGAATCCGGCGGTAACACCGGTGGTGGTCTCACTATCGGGCGGGGAGCCGGCCCCCTCGACGGGCGGGGGTTCACCAACTGGGCGCATTTTTCCGGCAGTGCTGCTGACCTTAACCTCCCAGCCCTAGAGCTGGCGTTTAGCAGCCTCACCGGTGGCGGCACCAGCGTGAGCTGGGGCGAAGCCCAGTCTCTCCATGACCTGGCCATCAAATATTTAGGCGCAAAGGTCTATGACCAGGGCGGCATCCTGCCCCACGGCGGCGTGGCGGTCAACCTTTCTGGCCGCCCAGAGATGGTGCTGCCCCCGACGCTAAGTCAGGCGGCCCGTAGTGGGCAGCTGCAGGCATCGTCCCCAGAGTTGGCCCGCGCCGTCGACAAGCTCACCGCAGCACTGGCGGGGGCGACTGCGGCGTTCGTCAAAGCCGCGAAAGAGCTAGATGCGCCAGTGCGCGCCGGGTCTAAAGAGTTAGCTGCCTGGGGCGGCGGTTTCCTTGGCAAGAGTCAGGTTGTGATCGACGCTGAAAAGGGCCTGGTCGATACTCGCAAGGCGATTGCTGATGAGTCCAAAGACATCGCCGACGCCGAGAAGGAACTGGCCAAAGCTAGGAAGGACCTGTCGAAAACTGAGCGAGATAATGCCGACAAGCTGATTGACGCTCAGGACCGGCTGCGGAAAGCCCGTAGCAAAGACAAAGCCAGTGCCGAGGACATTGCTGATGCCGAACGCAACCTCGCCAAAGTACGGGAAGACGCCCCGGAGAAGTCCCAGGAGGCTGCCGAGAAGATCGCCCAGCAGGAAGAGAAACTTGCTGAGGCCAGGAAGAAAGCCGCCGACTCCGCGAAGCGACTGGAAGCCGCCGAGCGCACAGTTACCGCAGCCTACTACCAGGCCCTGGCTGATCTTATCGACGGCGTGAGCGGGCACCTAGCCTCCGCCGCTGGGCACTTTGGTGAGTTCTTCGACACCCTCGGCAAAGCCGCTGAAATCGCCGATGCCGAGCGGAAGGCCATAGGGGAGCTGCAACAATCGCAGATCCGCAACAGCCTAGCCTTACAGAAGTCCTTGCTGGATTTACAAACTGCGGAATGGGATGTGCATACTGCCCGCGCACAGGGCGCTATCTCGGTGGCCCAGGCGGAGAAACAGTTAGCTGAAACCCGCAAGCAGCAGGCGCTGCTGGGGGCGACCGGCATTGAGGCCATGGGCGCCGCCCTCGACCGTTTCCGTACCACGGGCGTATTCTCGATCGGCCAGGTTGCCGACTCTGTTGTCGCCCAAACCGCAGCGGTGAAGGCCGCGGAGTGGGCAGTTGCCGAGGCCCGCGCCCAGGCAGCTGCCGACCAGCACGCCGCCACCCAGAAACAGGCCCTAGCCCAGCTAGATGTTGCCGACGCCACCCTGACCCAGGCGAACACCGCAGAGATGCTGAGGATCAAAACCGAGGCACTCACGCAACAAACCGCCCAACTATACGGGTTAACCCCCGCGGCAGCCCAGGGCGCCAGTGCTGGCTTTAGCGGCATCGGGAAACTTCTCGGTGGCCTAGGTAAGATCGCTGCTGGCATTGCCGGCGGCGCCGCAGGCTTCGCGGCTGGCGGCCCTCTGGGCGCTATCCCAGGCGCCACCATCGCCCTCGGCGGCCTCGGCGACCTGGTGCGCGGCGGCTTCGACCTCTTCAACAACAAAGCTTCCGTGAAGGAAGCCTGGAAAGGCATGGGCCTAGCCCAGAAAGCTGGGGTCGTTTTGGGCGGTCTGGGCGGCGGGGCGCTCGCTATCGGCGGCGCCGCACTCACCCCCCAATATGGCGCCGAGGCGGCCATCGGTGGCGCCAAGCTGGCCGACCAATGGACCGACGCTGTCCTGGGCGGCATGGCCCACGGTGTGGAATCGAAGATCGCCGCTATCCAGCGGCAAACCACGGACCGCACCGACCGGCTAGGGCTCGCCACTGACGCCCAAAAACTCCTCCTCGATACCAGGCGGCAACAGCTAGAACTCGCGGGTGCCGCGAAAGCCGAAGCGCTGAAAGCCCAGGTGGACTACGCGAACCTGCAAAAGCAGCTAGCTGAGGCCACCACCAAGGCGGAGATCGACGCCCTCACCGAGGCTGCCCGCGTGGCAGCCACCAAGCGCGACGCCATGCTGGTGCTGGCGGCACGCCAAGCCCAGGCTGCTGAATCCCAGCTGGCGCACACCCGCGCGCTGGTGGAGGCTGCCCGCTCCGGCGCCACCCAAGCCGGGGTAAAAACCATCGACATTAATGTGCGCATCCCTGACGGCGTGAACACCTTTACACGTGCCGATGTTGCGCGCATCACGACCGAGGCGGTGAAGGCCGCCACCGGCGCCGACTATGTGAACGCCCGAATCTAGAAAGGGAAGGAGGCAAGCGTGTATGAGATGACCTACGTTTCGCCTGATGGCAAGTCTTTCGCTCTCACCGGTGGCCAGATCGAGGTTGCCGAGGGCGGCGTCGACAAGCTCGTCGGTAGCGTCAAGGAGCGTGCTTACGTTGCGGTGGGCATGCCGGGGCAGCTACTCGAATCGCACGTTATCGAGCCGATCCGCGGGTCGCTTGCCCTGGTGATAGACTCCACCCCCACCAAGCCCGCGGAGACGCTGGCCTTCGAGCTGCGCAGGGCGTTCTCTCACCGCAGGCTAGGGCAGCTAGCGGTCGCCACGCCCCGCGGCGTAGCTAGGCTCCGATGCCGGCTAGACGGCACCATCACCGACCCCGCCGAGGTGTACAGCCGCTCCAGCGGCCTAGAGCTGCGCATCCCGCTAGCTGCTGATGAGGGTGTTTGGAAGATAGGCCCGTACACAGGCACCGGCAAGATCAACGTCTCAAACTTCGGCGACACCACCACCTACCTGGAAATCGCCTGGCAAGGTGGTGGTGGCCCTATCACCCTTCCCTCTGGCGCTACCCTAACCCTGCCCACCACCTCCGAACGCCGACGTCTGCTCCTCAATCCCACCGACTCCTGCGCCATCATTGACCCCACCGGCGGTGTTGACCACACCCTATGGCAACAGATCCCATACCTGCCTGAGGGGGTGCCAGTAGGCGGGCAGCGCACATACCAGCTACCCGCAGGCGTGACAGCCACCTGGTACGTTTCCGCCCTCGACCCCTGGAGGTGACACAGATGATTGACTGGACAGCCCACCGTAAACACCGTGAGCAGATCATTGCTGACACCGGCCAGTGGATAGGCCTGCTCGATGCTGATGGCAGCCCCCTCATGGACCTGCCGCCCGTGGTATCCATGGTGGCGCCGGAGGCACGCAACGACCCAGGCTCCCTAGAACTTACAGTCCTGTGCCGCAGCAGCCGCGGCATCATCCACCCTGCCGTCACCGAGCTCGTCGCCAAACAGCTCGGCGCACTCAGTCCCGAAGGCAAACTCGTTCCCGTCGCCGACCGGACCCGCTTCGTGGCCATAGAACGCGCAGGTGTGCCGCGCCGGGTGTACTGGGTGACCCATACCGTGGCCAGGGGTGACGCCGACGCTCCCGCCACCCTCACAATCCACGGTGTGGGGCTAACGAAGTTGTTGTCGAGGTTTCCTGCGATGTCTGCTCCGACCACGTGGCAGACATCGTTTAGGAGGTTTGAGCGCGACTGGGTGGGGCCAGAAAACACCAAGGTCACGTTCTCGCGGCCCCGGGAGCTCGCGGGGATGAAAATGGTGACCGTCGCTGACGGCGCCACCCTCGACGGCCCCGCCGAGGCCACCATCCGGCGGCTGATTACCGAGTCGTTAGCGGCAGCGTTCCGGGTTGCTGGGATCACCAAGGACTTACCGATCCAAGTAGCGGCCACCCCGACGGGGCGTCCCTCCCCGCGTATCCTGCTGCGCCCCACGGATGGGCCGCTGCTAGAGGAGATCGCCCAACCAGCGGCCGCGGCAGGCGTTATCATCACCGCCCGAATGTGGTGGCCAGGCGACACGCCAATCGTCGGCCTGACACTGGCGCTGCCCACCGTAGTTGTAATGGTTGAACAAGCAAAGGAGGTGCCGTGATGAGGCCCACGCTGATTGCCGACGGCGGTGAGATGACTGTCGGTCGCCGCACCTCCACCTACGTGTATGGAGTTTTCCAAGTGGACATCCCTGAGGGTAAGGAGCAGGCCCAGCAGAACGATCGGCTGCAAGAGGGGTACGTTTACCGCCCAGATCAGCGACCCACGGGGCGGTTCGATATCGGTTTTGTTCGAGCTGATGCCCGCGTCGATCTCAACGCCCAGCAATCCAACTTGGAGTCCATTGTCGACGCCGCCCAGAGCCGGGTCGAGGGCGCGGTGTTTTTTGAGCGTGACATAATCGGCCGCGGCCTAGGCAAGTTCCGCCCAGGTGTTGACTTCGACACTGCTAGCCTCGTCGACGTGCTGATCTGGGGCAAAACCCTCACCCTGCCGGTAACCGCTATAGACATGACAAGCGGTGACGCTGCCGCGGTGGGCTGGCGGGTGCACGTCGGCGGCCAAATGATCGCTGATGCTGATAGCCTCCGATCCCACAACGACGCCATCCTCGGCCAAATAGAACAGGAACGCCGACGGCGCTTGGCCACAACCAAAACCGCCGAAACCGCGGCAACCACCGCCAGCACCGCCACCACGGCGGCTGCTGCTGCAAACACTAAAGCGACCTCAGCAGCTGCCGCAGCTGACGACGCTGGCAATAAAGCGAAGGAAGCCGATGCTGCCGCACGCATCGCCGACGAAAAAGCCAAAGAAGCGGACCAAGCCGCCCGCGCTGCCGACAGGAAAGCAATCGAAGCACTACAAACCACAGTGCAGGGCATGCCCCGCATCCTGCATATCGACACCGGTGGCGCCAATATTTTCACCGGCTCATCCGGCAGGATCAACAACGGCGAAGCATGGGGCACCCTCAAATGGTTCAGCGCTGGGCTGCAGGTTCGATCTGGCGCCAGATTCGAGGCCAAGGGTGATTGGTCTGGCTCGATCCTCATGATTGCGGTTTCCACCCAGGGTGCCACAGACGTCTCCTGCGCCGATAT